TCAATAGCTGTAGCAACTTCAACATCGTCATCTATTGTTTTTGAAACTTTATCTAAAGGTATTGTAATGAACACAGGTGTAGATTTTGATTCAGATGGTGTTTTAACTAATGGTACTGTAGATAATATTAAATATGAGATATCTGGAGCTAATACAGGTTCAGGAACATTTAATATACTTGTTAGACAAGGAAATGACAAAAATAGTGATCCAATTATTCTTGAAACTTTTAATAAAGTATCACTTGATCCAAATCAATCAAACTTTATTTCTAAAATAATTGGAGACCAAGTAGTTGCATATGACTCAGGAACAAATCAAATTGATATAACATCTGGTGAGTTTTCTAATGCCTCAAGATATATTAGAGTAAAATCAATTCCAAATCTAACACCTGATTATTTTGATAATACTGGATTAGCAAAAACAACTTTAACACAACACATCCCTATAAATGGAACAGGTTCATTTAATGGAGCTTTTGGAACAGATTTTCCTAAAAGTAAAGCAGCTAACTATTTTAAAAATATAGCATCTCAAACACAAGGACTAGCTGGAACTGATTATGATAATATGATTAGTTTATTAAGTAATATAAATGACTATCAATTTAATGTTTTATCAACCCCAGGTCTAAATAATGATGATCATACAGCACAAATCACTTCACTTATTAATAATACAATAGAAAGAGGTGACAATATATTTGTTATGGATACTGTTGGATACGCTGGAACATTAGCTAATGCTTTAACACAAGCAACTACTAGAAATACATCATATGCATCTACTTATTGGCCATGGTTAAGAGTTCAAGATCCTGAAACTGGAAAACTTGTATTTGTACCTGCTTCAACAATGATACCTGGTGTATATGCTCATAATGACAAAGTAGCTAATACTTGGAATGCACCTGCTGGAATTAGTAGAGGTGGTTTATCAACAGTACTTCAAGCTAAATTAAAATTAACAGAAGCTAATAAGGCATCTTTATATGATGGAAATATTAATCCAATTGCTACATTTCCTAAAAAAGGAGTAGTAGTATTTGGACAAAAAACATTGCAAAAAGGAACATCTGCTTTAGATAGAATTAATGTTCGTAGATTATTAATTGATTTAAAATCATTTATAGGACAAATAGCTGATACTTTAGTATTTGAAAATAATACAATAACAACTAGAAATAAATTCTTATCAGAAGTTACTCCATTCTTAGAAGTAATTCAACAAAAAGGAGGATTGTTTGCCTTTAAAATAATTATGGATGATACAAATAATACTGATGATGTGATTGATAGAAATCAATTAGTAGGTAATATTTATATTCAACCAACTAAAACAGCAGAATTTATTAGTTTAGATTTTATTGTACTACCAACAGGAGCTGAGTTTCCTGCATAAAAAAATAAAAATTAAATATTTATAATAAAATATAACAAGAAAATAAAATGGCAATACTAGACCCAAACGAAATATTTTTCACAGCCTTTGAACCAAAACAACCAAATAGGTTCATCATGTATATTGATGGTATTCCTTCATTTATGGTTAAAGGAGTAGGAGCTGTTTCATTAACACAAGGAAGTGTAAAATTAAATCATATTAATGTTTCACGTTATGTAAAAGGAAAAACTGAGTGGAATACTATTTCATTTACATTATTTGACCCAATTACACCTTCAGGAGCACAATCTGTAATGGAATGGATTCGTTTACATCATGAATCAGTTACAGGTAGAGATGGTTACTCTGATTTCTATAAGAAAGACTTAACATTTAATGTTATTGGTCCTGTAGGAGATGTTGTTTCTGAGTGGATAATTAAAGGAGCAATGATTACTGAAGCTTCATTTGGTGATTATGGTTGGGATACAACAGATGCCGCTACTGAAATTACAATGACAGTACAACCAGATTACTGTGTATTAAACTTCTAGTACAAAAACAAATATTTTTTAAAGAAGCTTGCCTTACTAGGGTAAGCTTCTTATATTTCGATATATTTATATAGGACAAATAAGTTATATAAAATAAAAATTATGAGCAAATTTACTCTCCCAACAGAGACAATTGAATTACCATCTAAAGGTTTACTTTACCCAAAAGATTCTGAATTAGCTAAAGGTGTAGTTGAAATGAAGTATATGACTGCGCGTGAAGAAGATATTCTTACTAACCAATCTTATATTTCTAAAGGAACTGTAATAGATAAATTACTAAAATCCTTAATTGTATCTAAAATTGACTATAAACAACTTTTAATCGGTGATAAAAACGCTATTATGGTAGCAGCACGTATTTTAGGATATGGTGCTAGCTATAAGTTTACATACAATGAGGAAGAACATGAGGTAGATTTATCTTCATTAGATAATAAAAAATTAGATGAAAATTTATATAAATCTGGTGTAAATGAATTTCCATATAAACTTCCACAATCTGGAAATGAAATAACCTTTAAATTTCTTACCCATAAAGATGAACAAGATATAGCTAGGGAATTAGAAGGACTTAAAAAAATAAACAAAGAAGCATCCTCAGAAATAACTACTAGACTTAAATATCTAATTACATCAGTTAATGGCGAAAGAGAAAAAAAAGATATTAGAGATTATATAGACAATTATCTACTAGCTCGAGATTCAAGATCTTTAAGAGAATACGCAAAACAAATCCAACCAGACATAGATTTGACTTTTTTTCCCAACAGCAATGGATCTTCAGTCAATATCCCAATTAGGGTTAGCTTTTTTTGGCCTGACTCTGAATAAAGTTCCTGAAATTAGAGCTTCTATTTTTACTCAAATTCATGAAATATGTTTTCATGGTAAAGGTGGTTATCAATGGTTTGAAGTTTATAATATGCCTATTTGGTTAAGAAAATTTACTTTTAAAAAAATACAAGATTTTCATAAAGACCAAGATAAACAAGCTAACTCTCAAACTAATAAAGGAGAAAAAACTTTAATAGATTCAACAGGTAAAGTTAATACTCCTAATTTCTTAGAAGCTAGCAAAAATTATAATAAACCCTCAAGCTATAAATAAACTTGTGGGTTTTACCTATTTATAATAAAATACTCTAAAATATGGCTAATTTTCAAGAACAACGTGATTTATTAAGAGAAATAAATGCGGAGTATGGCAAACAGAATACAGCTCTTCAAGATGCCCGAAAAGCCATGACTGCGTTAGATAGTGTAGCTACTAAACTTAGAAATAATGAAGAAGAAATATCTGATCTTACTAATAAACAGGTTATTGCCTTAGAAGAAAAAGCAGCTTTAAGAGAACTTGAAATAGCAGGTAAAAGAGTAAAATTTACTAAAGCTACAACTGATGAACAAAAAGCTTTAAAAAAAGCAGCCCAAGATAATTTTAATATTGAAAAAGCCTTATTAGATGATGTAACTAAAGAAGTTAAGTTAAGAAAAGATATTAATAAAAAATTAGGTGTTACTGGAGGTCTTTTAAAAGGAATCTCTAAAATACCTATTCTAGGAGATATTATTGATACTAAGAGTACTCTTAAGGATATGGAGGGAAATATCCGTGGAGGGGGAAATGCTTTAACAGCTTTAGGAGCTGGATTTAAAAACCTAGGAGGTCAAGCAATAACTGGACTTCTCAATCCAGCTAATTTAGCATTAGGAGCTATAACTTTCCTAGTTGAAGCTATATCAGGAGCTGATAAAGCTACAGGTGAGTTAGCTAAATCTATGAATCTTTCATATAATGAAGCTCTTGGTATTAGACAAGAATTTACATCAATAGCAGCTCAATCACAAGACTCCTCCCTAAATACAGAAAGATTACAAGAAACTTTATCTTTTGTAAATAAAGAATTAGGAACATCTGGTAGAATGTCAGAAGATAATCTAAAAACTTTTACAAAACTTAGAGAACAAGCTGGTATGACCAATGAGGAGATAATGTCTATGCAAAAATTCTCCGCGGTTATGGGTGGAGATTTAGATGACAATGTTGTTAACTTCCAAGCTCAAGCTAAAGCACTTTCAGTCTCCAAGGGTACATCTATTAATGTAAAACAATTAATGGGTGATATGACTAAAGTTTCTAATAGAACAAAAATGTCTATAGAAGGTGGAGCTGAAGGTTTAGCTAAAGCAGCTGTTAATGCTAAATTAATGGGTGGTAATTTAGATCAAGTTGCTTCTGTAGCTGACTCTTTACTAAATTTTGAACAATCCATTGAAAAAGAACTATCTGCTGAATTATTAACAGGTAAACAACTTAATTTAGAAAAAGCTAG